TCGCCAACACCGCCAACGCCGCCAACGCCGTCAACTCCGCCGCCTACTCCGCCAGCATCGCCTACTACGTCAACACCGCCTACTACTCCGCCAGCGTCTACTGCGATTTTTGCAAAATGCTTCGAATTGCACTGACTGATAAATATGATACTTATGAAATGTTTTTAGTTGAATATAAAAAGGAGAATCAAAATGCTACTAGAAATTAAACTAGAAATGGTAAACTTGGAAAAGGTATATACTGTCTACATAGATGGCGCATATCAGACTTTAACTAGCGATCTAGATGAAGCGATTGCCAAAGGTAATAAGTATAAAGAGCAAGCTATCATGAAACGAGAAGGGCTATTGGAACCTAAGATTATTTTTACTGAGGAGTTTTAAAATGAACAAGTACGGAAAAGATATATTTTGGCGTGATCTAAAGAACTTGCAACCAATAGACGAGACCGATAGTTTCACTGACAAGCACAAGGATAAATTGAAAGTGTTATTTTGGGTAATATGCATAAGTATTACGGCAATTACTTTACAGGCTATAGCAAAAGAGCTGGCCATGAAAATAGCTGGAATAAAATAATCTGCCTTGACAGCAAAAAATTAAAGTGAAAACATAATCTCTCTTCAGAATTAGGTGGTATCAATGCAAGAATTTATTCAATGGATAGCAAGCGACGAAATGACAAAAGCCGATATGTATGCATTCTGGGTATGTATATGTATACTTTCCATCGGATTATTTTTTTCAAGACTAGAATAGTATGTCCATGGTAGTAGTAACTCAGATAAATGACAGTATAGAAATTACCACTCCTCAAGGGGATAAAATTTCTATAACACTCTCAACTAAAAATAAAGCAAAACATTCAATATTAATTATCGAGGCAGATAAAAGTATAAAAATTAAAAGAATTAAGGCGATTATGCCTTTAGCACCAGGAATATTACATGAAGAAAGAAGCCGCAAAAAAGAAAGCTGTAGTAGCTAAAAAAGCTGCTAAATCTGTTAAAAAAGTAGCAGTAAAAATGGAAAAAATGGAAAAGAAAAAAGGCAAATGCTAAAAAACTGAGGGATAGAAATATCCCTCTTTAAATTTAAGGAGTGACTATGATCGACGTTGAAAATCAAGAAAAAGAATTATATGGAAAAAAACTTAAAGAACAAAATAAAAAAGACGATATAGCTCAGAGGATACTGGAGATATTTGCCGACAGTGTTTTAGGTCAGATAAAAATGGTAGAACTTTCTATGGGCCGTCAAATGTTTTTTGAGTTTGAAGTGAATATGATAGACGGAAGAAAATTCTCTATGAAAGTGGTGGGATAATGGCGATTGTATTAAGGAAGCATCAAACGGATGGAATAAAATTCATCCAAGAAGGACAGCATCTTGGAAGCCTTTTGATGCATGGCATGGGACTAGGTAAAACATTGTCGGCTTTGACTGTAGCCCGAACCCATTTAGCAATGCTGAGAAAGAAGGGCGTAGCAGCTCCTAAATTTATGGTAGTTATCCCTAAAAGTGCTCAGACTACATGGCAAGTTGAATGTAATACTCACATGCCCGATATTTTTAGAGACATGATATTAATCCCTTATTCGCAGCTCAACAAAGCACCAAAGCTGATAGTGTACTACGATATTAGATTAGTTATTATGGATGAAAGTCATTACGTTAAATCTCCTGAAACTAATAGAGCTAAAGACCTAGCAGATATGCTCCTTAATCTTAGTAGCTCTAAAGGATCTTTTAAGGACGGGAAAATAGTCATGCTTACAGGCACTCCGATGCCTAATACTGCCTCTGAATTTTACACCACTTGGGCAATACTTGGATCTCCTGACTGTAATGAAGCCGCAGCTAGGTTACTTGATCCAAAAAGATTTGATAACTGGACAAAAACTTTTTGCCTTAAAAAAGAAAATAAATGGAAAAAGAGAGATGGATCTGAAAAAAGAGGATCTGAATTTGAGGGCATAAATAATTCTGAAATGCTCCAACAGCTTTTAGCTCCTATAGTTCATTACCGAAAAGTAGAGGACTGTATTGATCTCCCTGAAAAGCAGGAATCATATATTGATCTTAATCTTCCAGATGACAAACTTTTAGCAGATGCAAACATCGAAGAGCCTCAAGAATATATGGCACTACTGGAAAGATTAGCTAGGGCAAAAACCCCTCATCTAATATCGTGGGTAGCAGATTTCATGCACGTAGGAAAGGATCAACTTGTAGTATTCTCCAACTATAAATTCCCTTTGCAGGAGCTTTTAGAGAAGTATCCTAGTCAGATGGTGTTGGTGACAGGAGAGCAGACAGGAGGAGAACGTAAAGCCAACATCGAGGCTTTCCAGACAGGTAAGAGGAGAATCATAGGACTTACTTACAGAGCAGGAGCAGAGTCATTAAATCTTCAGAATGCACACACGACGATATATCACGGATTCCCATGGCATAATGCTGCTATCATGCAAGCAATGGCACGAACATATAGAAGTGGACAGAAAAATTTCACTCTTCACTACTTTATGATGTCAGGACATAATGATATGCGCATCCTAAAACTAGTAAGAGCTAAAGGCGCAGCAACAAAAGAATTAGAGGAACATTTTCTCAACAATATTGAAAATGAAGTATTAGCTCTTGACCTTTTTATATGAGCTTATTATAGTAACTAAAAAATCAACTAGGTGGCACTAAATGACAATTAAAATACATCCCTCATTACTGAATTTTATCAGACCCTCGGATCATTCTACATTTTCACCTTCATCTATGGACAGGATAATTACCTGCCCATACAGTGTTGAACCGTCGAAGAGTATTCCAAACGTATCTTCCTCATATGCAGAAGAGGGCACGATGGCCCACAGTGTTTGTGAAGCCCTATATTAAGAGCAGTTTTTAGGGATTCCTTTTCCTACGAAGCTATCTATGGAAATGCTAAAATATGACGGCAATGAGATGATGGACTGTGCGCACACTTATGTAAGTGTACTCAGTCATTGGCTACTAAATACTGATGAACTTGGAGAAATTCTTTTTTACGGACTTGAGAAAGGAATCCCTATATTTCCTGAAGATGGATGTTTTGGTACTAGTGATGCTCTCATCATTGGAACTAAAGGATGTGCCATTATAGACTATAAACATGGGAAAGGTAAAAATGTTAGTGCAGACAGCGTACAGCTCAGAACCTATGCAGCAGGTGTGGCCAGACATTTAATAGACGTACCTGAAGACTACAGATATTACTCAGTCGTAGTTCAGCCTCGAACGGATATAGCTCCGAAAGTGGCACTATATAACCACGATCAAATGATGGATCATCTACAAATAATTCAGCAAACAATTCAGACATCGAAGCAGAAAGATTTATACCCTGTAGAATCTAATGATTGTTTCTTTTGTCCTTTAAATCAAACAAGAGACAGAGAGAAGAAATGTCCTGCAAAACTTGGTCATGCCATAACGATGGCCAACGAGAATTTTGGAAAATTTCTTTCTGACATGAATGAACCTATTAAAGATCTTAAATCTGAAAATAAAAAACGTGATGATGCTATTTTAAAAATAATGTCGCTACTTCCTCTAATGCAGAAAATAGCTAAAGATGGGGAGGACGAATTTATGTACAGAATCGAAGCAGGGGAGGAGATCCCAGGTCTTCAAGTGACAAATAAACTAGGTAATAGACAATGGGTATTTGACAGCGAAGATAGTATGAAATCATGCCTAGAAACAAATTTCCCAGGTGTTGAGATCTTCAAGACTAAAACCTCATTGAAAACAATTACCGAGATAGAAAAGATAGTAGGGGAAAATAAATGTGATGGACTTACATTAAGAAAATCATCTAAAAAATTAAAAATCCTTGATGCTAAAATCCAAGAAGTATTAGGGAATCTAGCAAATTTCGGGAGTCTATCAGCACCTAACGAAGAATAACAGTGTCGCCAATTTAGGCGCAAAAACGGAGATATGAATATGGCTAAATTAAGCCCTGAAGAACAGAAATTTTGGTATCAAACATTTATGCTTGAAGGACGTATGTTCTTTCCTGCACTACTAGAACCTAAAGCAGGAACTAATGGGAAATTACGATACGAAACACAATTTGCATGGAAACATAATAGTAACCAAGCAGAAATGGCAAAGATTAATGCTTTTTTAAATCAAGTAAAAGCACAATACTACC